ATTGGCACAAGTGTCGCGGTCTTTGCCAATTGTCTTGGAATGCTCATCAAAGCCTGAACTCCAGCGGCTAATGGTCTGAAAGTCCATCTCATCGCCCACGCAAAGAACCTCATCGGGCTTGAACCTGCGGATAAATGTGGCCACATTTTGAACTGCTTTTGGGTTGTGAAAGGGAACTTGTAAGTCACTTATCACCACGATTTTCAAGGTTAGTCCTCGTCATCCTCGTAGTAACCGGGTTGTTCCGGTAACCAATTAGGCGTGGGCAGGATTGTCGCTGGATAGGTTTGTGGTGCAGTTATTAAAAATAGTGAATGATCCACGCTAAAGCCAGCACGTCTAAGAGATTTGTAATACTCATTAAGGCCGATGCAGTATTGATCCAGAGCTGAATAGTCTGTGACGTCTATTACTTTTCTGCGAGCCATAGTATAAGTGTTACCTATTTAACATCTCAATAATGGTATCAACACGCACTTCTAATTTATCTACTTGATCGCGTAGTGATGAACCACCATTGGTCTTAAGTTCGCTTAAGTAGTGCTTAACTAACCAGCGAACTGAGGCCACAAACGCACCAACAATAGTTACTAGGCTAACGCAGAGGGCAGCCCAGTCTTGCGCTTGCATTACTTCTGAATAACTAGCGTTGAAAGGTTTGATGTGCCAGCAGAAGTCATGGCGTAAATTGCGTTGCCGTGGTTCTGGATTACAACCTTATCGTTGTTGTCCATGCGGTAACCATTAGCAACAGTTAAATCAGCACCGCCAAGATACAACGTGCCTGATGATGAGTGAAAGTGGACTTCCTCAGCTGCTTGATCATTGGCCACTACTACTGCGGCTGTGGTTGTTACTGTGTAGTTTGCGCTAGAGATTGTCATTTCTTAGGTGTCGCATATCCAAAGACTCCGGCAAGAATAGCCCAAAGAACTGCGCGGTAATCAAGTGAGAAGTTACTTGCAGCCCAAGCTGCTAAGAACGCACCGGACATAAGGAACATAGGATGTTTCATTGCTTACTCCCTAACATAGGTATTTCAAAAAAAGAACCATCATTGTCAGCCTTGCCTTTATTGAAGGAGATGTGGATGTGGCTGGTGTGTGGATTGCTGCCTGAGTATTTACGCCATTTCCAATTGAGGATACGGCTGGCAATCTTGTGGTTATGTATGACATAACTAATGCGTTTAGCAGGGTCAGACTTTGCAAATGCACGAATCTGATTTGCCAAGTAGATACTTTCAGATTTGTGGTCTGTGAGGTCTGCGTCAATGTCAAGGGCACGAACCCACCCAGCAGCATCAGGCGTATGATCTGATTTACTGTCATGCTTAGCGTCTCCGATTGTGCCGTCAGTTCTGCGGTCGCGGTTCGGATATGTGTCATCTACTTGTTCGCGTAGTTGAATAACGCTTTTACTTAGGCGCGGTTTCACGCTAGAAGCAAAGCCGCTTCATCAGCAGTAATGCCTAAACGCTTGAGTAGTGCAGCCTTAGCGGTTGCCTTCTCTGCATCTGCCGCATCTTTAGCCGCTTGATCTAGTTCGGCTTGTGCTTGCGCCGCTTGCATATCCGCAATTTCAGCATCGGTTAGTTCGATAATAGAAGTTTCCCCTGTTGTGCAGTTAACTTCTACGCGTGTTGGTTTTGTCATTGTTTTCTCCTTATGATTTCGAGATGCCGTAAAGGTAAGCGGTTGAGTATTGGACAAAGTTGCCTGGCGATGGCAATAACTTTACGCTTGTAATAGCAGAAGTAATTGTTGAAAGCCTTGCACCTAAAACCATATAAGCAGTAGTTGCATTATTTTCTGTTACCCCATCAAAAGAAGTAGATTTATTATTTGAAGATAAATAATTAGGAATATACAACTCGTTGCTTGCAAAAGTGCTGGCTGTATCATTATTCATATCCATAAAACCAGCGTTTGTAGTTGAACCACTTGCTGAACCAGCGGCTGCGCCATCGCCCGTAATCCATCTAAAAGTGTAACCAGTCGTTACCCCATTAAACTGACAGAGCATATCAATATTTCCGTTAGTGCTTCCTCTAAGACTTGCTTTAACTACCAAATCCGTAAAAGTTGCAGGTATAGAAGTAAACTCTATGTTTGCTACTGAACCAGTTGCAGTATAAGAATTGATTAAAGTATATGTATTAGCCATTATGCCGCCGCGATTCCGTAAAGGGTGAAGGTTGAACCAACTGCAAAATTACCTGTCAAAAGGCATAAAACATCTATTCGTGTTATAGCGGAAGTGCTACGCCATAAATTAACTGTTGCCTCGGTTGCAGAAGCAGCATTATTATTTCTTGTAATGGCAGTTTTATTAGTAGTTGAATTTGCATAATTTTGGATATTTGTAATTGAATTAAAGTTAAAATCTGTGTTAGACATTACTGTTGATCCAGTTATATAAGCATAATTGCTGCCGCTGGTTCTACCACTAGTAGCAGTTGTGCCGTTGCCAGTTAAATAAGTAACTGAATAAGTTGTTCCAGTATCAGAATTAAATCTTAAAGCAGGATAAAGATTTGTAGTGCTACCTTTCAAGTTCATTACTAAAATCAAATCGGTATAAGTTGCTGGAATAGAAGTAAATGCTTGAGAAGAAGCGGCAGATGCAAGTGTGTAAGTCTGTATTGGTTCGTAAGTTGCGCCAGCAGCCATTTGTTACCCCTTAATTCCGTATAGGGCGAATGATGAGTATTGTTGAATTGGAGTGGTAACTGGATTCAATACAATTGAAGTTATTGCAGAAGTTGAACGCCATAAATCTGAATAAAGATAAAGTTCCCCAGCACCATTTTGGTCATTGCCATTTAGACTTCTTACTGTTTTGAATTTATTAGTGTTTGCATAATCTAAAATATCTATTACACCAACACCAAATGTGCTTGCAGGTGCAGATGCGCCAGTGCATCTAATTGCGAATGCTTCTGTTTGATTTGCATAACCAGCAGCAGAAGCAGTAGAGCCATTGCCAAGCAAAGAATGTTGAGCATAATTAGCAGCAGTATCGCTGTTAAAAGTCATATTTATGTTTGAATGTAAATTGCCAGCACGATTATCTCTAGCCATAATGCGAATTTGTAAATGTGTATAAGTGCTAGGAATAGAACTAAAATTAACGCTTGAACTGCCACCTGAACCGACTGTTGTAGTTGCAATAGATTCATAGGCGGTAGTCGAAGCAGCGACACCCGTTCCCAAAAATCCAGCAATAGCATTACCTATCATTAGGCGATAGCACCGACAATAATCCAAGAGTTTGCGCTTTGGCGGATTGCGCTACAAGCCTTATTGACAGCAAGGGTCGGTGCGGCTGATACTGCTCCAGCAGATACAATGGTTACACCTGCGCCAGCGGCAAAAGTTAAGAGTCCTGCACCTGTGTTAATAAAAGTTATTGCGCTACCAACGGCAGCGGATGTAAGTGTTGAGTCAGGTGCAATTGTTACAACTTTTGTGCTTGCGTTGGAAGTAAGGATAGCTACTTGATAAAGGTCGCTGTTAGCAACTGTGTAGGTTGCACCGCTTTGTGTGGTTACTGTAAACGCTACGAGCGAATTATACATTGCAGCTGAAAGAACATCACCTGTCGAACTTGGAAGACCTGTTGGCATCTGTTTTACTCCTTAATATGTCATTACTGACGTGCCGATTATACCGTATAAAGAACTGCCTATGATGAAACTATCTATGATTGGCTCACTAGTTACAAAGGTTGTATTCCAAGTGCCGGGAGTGATGTCGTGTGTTACTCCCATACATTGCAACGTTTTGTCTATAACTGTGCCATCTTGACCCACGTTTTTAACGCGAATTGTGTCAAAGAAATCTAAGGAAAGTGCTGCTGTGATACCAGCACTATAACTATCGGTATTTAGATCAAGAGTAAGTGAGTCCACGCGCAGGGTTGTTTCAGCTCTTGTCGCGGTATAGGCAAGGGCAATATCTAAAGCCTGAGCATCTGTCTCAACTAACAAGTCTGTGGCTGTATAAGAATGTGGAAAATACTTAATCTGACTGGCCGTATTGCTTGCAGTCTGGGCTGTGCCACCAGTTGCACGAGTAATGCTGGTTGTGTTAATAATTAGTTTGTCATCAAGGGCAGTAACTATGTTGCGGTAACTGATACCTGTGCCGTCATTTGAAAAGAATGTGGGATTGACTCCAGACTTCTGTTCTATTGCCAGACGGCTTAAGAACTCAGCGTTGCCCGATGGTGCAATAAAGAACGCACCTTGCTCTGAAAACTCCATGTTTTGAATTGCTTGTAGCGATGTGCGGGAAGTGCCGGGATCAGCCTGAACTGTGGTTGCACCTGCGGCAATAGTGCGCATAGATGATGGAAAACCGATTGTGTCAAGGATGGCTGTAATTCTTGTGCCTGTGGTCTGGCCAGCTGTGCCGCCTGTAACTGCCGTTATGTTAGACATATTGAACAGACGGAAAGCATCTGAAAGGTCAATATCTACAAAACCGATGTTTTGTTCTTTATCCCATGTGTAGTTGTAGGCAACTGTGTAACCTGAGAATAGAAAGTAACCATCTGCGGATATACGCACCTTACGCAAAGGAACTAACTTGCCGTAATAAGGAGATGCTGGATTGGTTGGATTCCAATCGCCGTTAGGGTCTATGACTCTTATTGTGGCTGTGCCAGCCTGAAACTGCTCTTGCAATAGGTTGTAGCCACGTCTAATTGTTACCTTGTTAACTTGATCTGAGATGTCTATTGTGTCAGCCGCGGCATCTGCCAGCGTGTTGAATCCCAATAAACCTTCACCGATTATAAAAGGGTAGCCAAATACTGCGCCCGAACTAAAGTCGAAGGTTACAACTAATGTGGGTGTGGCCACTATAAACCAAGCCCACCGGCAAAACTTTGGATAGTGCTGTAATTGTTCTTGTTGCCATTGGCTGAGTTATTAACTGAGGCTACGCCTATGCCGTATTGCGCAGCTGATGGATCAATAGAAATTACTACGTTTGAAATTTGAGCATTTGTTGGGCCAAAGCCTGCAAAACTAGGTGGAAGGTAAACTTGTCCTGGCGATGAAATTTTTCCTGGGTCAATATTATTAAGAGATTCTAAAAATTTATTAACTGCATCAGTTTGATCGTCAAAAGATGTGTCAATTGCATCTATTAAAACAGCCTGATAATCCTCAGCCAACATTTGTGCAGGAGTTTTTACTTTAGGGGAACCTAAGAGTGCTAATTCCTCGCGCAGTTGTTTAATGCTGCTAATTGCACTTAATACTGAGTCTTTTAAGTTACCAAACGGATCAACGTTGCCAGCAATAACCGCTGCTAACTGAACGGATAGAAGTTCTTGTGCTAAATCTGCTGCGGCTTTAGAGTTGCCAAGTAAAATTTCACGCTGCACTCTAAGTCTTAAAGTTTCATCCTCAGTTACTTTGCCTTGTAATGCAGCTGTGTTCTGTATTAAATCCATGTTAAACAGCATGTTGGACTTGTCAAGAACTGCCTTAGCCTTTGCTAGAGCTGTCTGTTCTTTAATTGCTTTAGTTTGCTTACCTGCTAGTGCAGCTAGTTCCTTTTGACGTTTTGCGGCTTCTGCATCTGCCTTCTTGCGTAGCATGATTGCCTTCATGCCTGCCGGGGTTAAATCTGGCATGTTGCCTGTGCGTGGATCAAATGGTGTGTCTTTTGAGGCTAATGCTTTGCGTTTATTTGATAATGCGCCAAGCAAACCAAGACCACTAATCTTAGATGTTTGCGCTAAAAATCCAGTTATAGTGCCAAGTCCTGCAACAATATCTGCTATGACTCCAGCCATTTTTTCAATTTGAGTCGTGGCTTTGCTTATTTCGCCACCGCCAAAGGCTGCTGCAATAGCATCAACTAAGCCTCTACCAATAATTTCTTTGGCATTGTTAGAAGCAATAGCCAGCGCATCCATCTTGCCAGCATAGGTTTCAGCTGCTAGAGAAGCCTGTCCAGTAAAAGTTGAGTTTAACTTGTCCTGAATTTGTTGAAAGGACATGGTGGCAAGTTCGGCTTGAGTGAGTCCTAAATTGTATTTTCTAAGTCCTCTTAGGTTGCCAACATACGCCTGTGATAAATCCTGAACAGTTGTGCTTAAATCTACGCCTGCGCCTGCTGCCGCATTAAGGGCAGTTGTCATAACTTCTTTAGACTTGGTATATGAGCCAGTAACCTGAATTAGTTTTGCAAACGCAGGGCGAAGTAAATCGTCTGCAACGTGGTAAGTCTTTTCAAGTCCGGCAATAAAATCGGCTACGTTAGTTGCTTCATAAGATAAGCCTAAGTTTGTTACAGTCTGAGTTAGTTGTCTGGCTGCTTTGTCATCTGCAACAAAAGCCTTAAGTGAGGCTTGGCCATAACGGAAAGCCTTTTGTGCGCCTTGTAATCCAATGTAAGCCTTAGCAAGATTCTGAACGCCCTTGCCTAAACCAAGAATATCTTTATCGGCCTTTTTGAACGCTGCCTTGCCTTTGTATTCAGCGCCAATGCCAACCATTAAGTCTGTTGTTGCCATGACTAACCTACCCTTGCTCTAAACTTATTAGCTGCGCCTTCAATGGCCTTAATGACTGCTGCGTTGGTCTTGCCGCCATCCTCAGCCCATGCTCGATAGATTAAACGACCAACCATATAGCGACCACGGCGGCCTGAGCCTGAGCGTGTATTGCCTTGCTTTAGTGGACTGGCATTATCTAACGCTGAAATAAACTGTGATCCTGCTAATGGGTTATTTGAGTGGCTAAAGTTCTTGTTAGTTCTAGGTGTTCCTTTAGGGGCTTTCTGCATGCCGCCGGGGTTCTTACGACCAGCGGTTTCAAAGATAGCACCGGATGCAGTCTTGTTATGAATAGAAGCCGCATAAGAGAAGCCACGTCTGTTTGGCTTGCTTGGTGTTGTTTTGTAGCCAATACCTCTACGCATAAGAGTTGCGTTGTAGATAGGCCACTTGCCTGTCTTAGTTTCACCACGCCAATTAGAAGGTGTGAAATCTGAAGGAATAAACCCGCGTGCCTTCTTGACAATAGGCTTCAGTAAAGCAGCTACTTGAGTTTGCATTTCTAGTGCTAAGTCTGGTTCAAACTTGCGAAGGGCGGTGCGAAGTTGACTAGCGCCTTTTAGCGTTGTTGCCATCCTTCATCTCCTTTGCCCTATCTTTCATAGCCATTAAATAAGTTTTGAACATTCGCACATCCATGTCTATAAAGGATTGTGCAGGGATACCCGTTTCCAAACTCATTCTTGCGATGAGGTAATGGAGAGTATCCCTAGTTAGTCCAAAGGGTCATCATCAAGAACTTCCACACGCACGAGCGTATCTAAGAAATCTGCGCCAAAAGGCTTAACAGTTTCTCCCGATCTGCGGATACATTCCCAAGCAAGCCAATAAACATCGGTCTGCTTCTCATCCTCACGGAAGGCTTTGTGTAAGCCTTTCTTTGCGTATGCTTCAAATGCGAACTCTATTGCTGGTGTGATTGTGTGAGTGGTATCGCTACCATCCACCCTTACTATTCTTAACTTTGCCATGTTAGCCCTTTTCTTTTAGTAGTTAGTTTAGAACGGTGTTGAAGATGATGGAACAATTTTGCTGTTGCATGTGAAGGTGATGTCAATCATTGCTTCATCTGCTACTGCGCCAGCGATGTCTGTTAAGTTATCAACTAGAACAGTTGTTGCATAAGTTTTGTTTGTTGCTGATACTGCTGTGCCTTTTTCTTGAATCATTGACACGGCAACAGTTGTGCCAAAAGCATCTTGCAAAGTTTGTAGAACGCTTGCAGAAGCGGTGTCGTTTAAGAATGATACTGTGATCGTTGATGCTTCTAGTCCGGTAACGAACTTGTGCGCTGTATCGCCCATTGCAGTTACTTCTAGTTGGTCTGCTTGGCGGTTAATTGTAACTGCTGTAACGTGATCTGATAGATCAACAGTTGCAATCTTGAAGCCAACTTTGTTGTTTAGAAAAATTGCCATTGTTTATTCCTCGTCTTTCTTGGCTGCTGCCTTTGGGGTGGGTGCGATTTGACCGATCTTCTTCAAGAAAGCCAAATCCTCTGGTGTTAGATCGGACATATTAACTCCAACTCGTTAAGATACTCAGACGTATTTCCGTCGTGAGAAGGTCTCCAGCTGTTGAGTCAACTGACACACCAGACACAGAGCCAATGTTATAGTTTAGCGATGATGCCGCTAGTTTAGTAAATACTGCCACAATAAAATCTTCCATACTTGCAAGCGAACCTTGATTGTCAAGTAAAGGTAAATAAAGTTTAAGTCTAAAGTTAGCCAAAGGTGCAACAGTTATGTGTTGGTTATTGCTTGGCACAATATAAGGATCATCAGGTTCTACAACTACGCTGTTGGCCAGCGGTGAGGCAGGTGGAAAAGAAAAGACCTGCCATACCGCCGGATTACTTAAAGCCGTTGCAATGGTAGAACGGAGAGTTGTGACGGCAACTGTCATCCGACTAGTCCACTAGGGTTCAAGTAATTCGCAATCAAACCTCTAACGCGTGCTAAAAGTGTGTTGCCCATACGATAAGGTGAAGGTGTAAAGCCATCTGGTGAAACGCCACCAGCGTTTGAAAGTTGTCTTGATTGCCAGATGTCAACAGCAATTAGGAGTGATGCTTCTCTAATTTCTGGCACAGTTGCAAAATCTATGTTAGTTGTTGCTGCTACTGTGGCAAAAGGTTGTATTGGGTTCTTAACCTGATCTGCGCCTGTGGCTGCATAGGTTATGGAATAGTTATAAGCCGTCAATGAATAATTCTGGTAGTTCAATGCAGATACTTGGACTGCGCCGTTAATCTCAGTAATTGTCTTAGTGCCGTTGAAAGGTGATCCGGCATTAGTAATGATTACGCTTTGGCCGACATACATGCCATGTGGTTGTTGAAAATAAAGTGTTGCAAAGTTATCTGTGATGCTCCTAGCAGCAGCGTAATAGTTGTTAAACCATAAATGGCTTTTGACTACGTTTTCAGCTGCTTGACAAACTTCCTCAACAACGGCTGATGAATAGAGAGAACCAATACCTAAAACTGTGCGCAGTTCGGCTTCGGTAACGTATGTGGCTGCCATGATTTCCTCTCTAATTAAAATTGAAGGGGCTAAGGGCTACAAAGCCCCTTCAACACTATTGCTAAGTGTGGGTTATGCAACCATCCACTTGTATGCGCCTGTTGCAACCTTAGTTGCGATTGCGCCGTAGCCGTAGTAGGCAACGTTGATTTGACCAGTAGCGATAACTGCTGCTTCTAGTTTGAATGTTGGTGACTCATACCATGTGTAAGAATCTGGGTTTACAACGATGATTGTTCCATCGCCTGTTCCTGAAAGGTTACGATCAACGTAAAGGTTTAGGCCATTGACGTTACCCTTTAGAGATGTTGCAGAAACAGATCCGCCGTTATTCATCGGATTTGAGGCCGAGTAAATTGCGCGGTTTGTTGAGTCAACAAGACCCATGATTGCGCCCCATTGGTCAGCAGAAACAATAATGTTTTGTGCAAAACCAAGTGTGTTTGCATAAACTGAAACTGCTGCATCTGATACGAAGTCAAGAAGGTTAGCTGCTGACATTGTGCGGTTTCCGCCGTCTGTTGCTGCTGCTGCAACTACTGTTGCAACGCGTGCATCTGTTGCCTTTGCGTAAGCAAATTCCATGTTCTTAACAAGTTCAGCAAAGAACGCTGGGCTTGAACGATCAAGGATTTCAACTGAGAATGTTTGTTGTCCAGCGAACTTCTGGACTGTTACTGAAAGATAAGAATCATTCAAATCTGTATCTGATGGTGCTGCTTCTTCAGCTGTAACTGCAACTGTTGGAACTTGTGAAATCTTTGGGATTTCGAAAGTCATACCAGCATCAGGTAGAACACCCTTTGAGATTGCGTCAATAAATGGGCGATCTGCGTTAGCAAGTGGGTTGATGACTTCTGTTAGTTGACGTGTTGGAACAAGTCCAGCGTTGTCTGTTGTGTTAGCTGCTGCAAGAAGATATTGACGTGCATCTTCGTTGCCGAACTTTGCACGAATAGTGTTCTCTAGGAATTTTTCCTTTGTGAACTCTAGGCGTGGTGCAGCGTAAAATGCTGCTGTTACTGTTGGGCGTGAGGCTTCAACCGCAGGGGTTTCTACAACAGCCTCAGGTGTTACGGCATCTGGAGTATCCAAGATGGCCTCACTTTCTGGTTGGGTTATTTCGGGTAGTGCTTCATCTTCGGTTTCTGCCGCTGATGCTGCAACGCTATGAACGGCAGCGCTATCGAAAGCGGCCGCCTGTACTAAACTCGTTTCAAATAAACGAGCTGATTGAACATACAAAACGCCATTACGCGGTTGTGATGCTAAAACTTCGACTCCAACACTAAGCCCTGAACGAAGGCCGTCTGATGCTTCGATTAGTGAGTCTGTTCCGCGGCTAGTGTTGGAGATTTTGAATGATGCGTAAACGCCGTCTGCTGTTTCATTAAAGGATACGGCTTTGCCAATTGGTTTCTTGGCATCGTGTTCTAAAAGTAATTTTGACTTGCCTGCTTCTGGCAGTTGTATTGAACCTTGTTCAAATACCACTTTGCCAATTGATGTCTGGCCAATTTCGCCATCGTAAGGCACAATCTTGCCGGATATAAGTCTGCGGCCTTGATCGCACTCGATATTGCTACTGAATGTCAATTGCATTTGATGCACTTCCGTTCGGTGAGAGTTCTTCCATTTCCATAGCATCCTGAACCGAGATAAGTCCAAGAGCCAACATTTTTTCTATTACTGCTAAACGCTCGATTGGGTTAGCACGCAAAAATCCTGTGTCCAAATCAAAACAAATTTTCTGTGTTGATGGTGTTATGTCATTCATGCTTAGACGTTGCTCAATTGCAGAAATGTAACTTTGTAAAGTTAGTGAAACAAAATTACGACGCTCATCTTGCAAATTACTATAAACCATACTGTTGTTCATGTCTGCTGATATGTAATATGCAGGCACGTTGCAAAGTCTTGCAATTTCAGTTGCCATGTATTGCTTTGCTTCATTAAGCATCATGTCTTTAGGAGAGAACGCAACTGGCTGGAACTCTAGTGTGCTTGTAAGGTAAGCAGTTGAGCGATTGTTACGCGCATTGCGCCAAGCAGCTAGTAAGCCTTGCACTTCTGATTCACCTAAGTCTGCGCCTGTATTCTTGAGAACTCCAGTAGCCATAGGAGTAGAAGCGGCAACACTTGACGCACGATCTAAATCAAGTGCAGATGTTAAAACGCGTGCGCCTACTTGCAAAAGGCCGTCAGTCATGCTTTGAATTGTTACAAGAGAATTTAATCCTGACATTGGGCGCGTTGCGCCGTCAACTGCGTAGCCTTCAATAAGTGTGTTTGTTTTATTGTATTTAGGAATAACACGAGAGTTAGCAACCCAGTTAAACGATGCAGGATAGCCGTTGTCCTGATAGACGCTATCAATCTCAAGATATGCAACACCAAAAAACAGAAGGCTGTCGCAGATGTATGCAAGAGTAACTGGCATAGGTTGGTTCTTAGATAGTTGATCCATCCACGGCAACTTTGGCAAGTATTCACCAGTGCGCTTTAATTCTAATTTCAATTCCATGGCGCCGACTGTATTTGAAATTAAATCTCTGCATCTTTTAACTGCTGGTATTGACATAGCCGAAATGCGATCTATTGAAAGTAAGTTGTAAGGGATTTGGTATTGGTAGGTATCGGCCATTACCGGTGGTGCATACTGCGCTTCGATTATTGCTGGCTTGCTAAAGCGAGAGAATAAACCCATACACCAACCTTACACTATTTTGCAAATTATCTCACATTGTAAGACGATAATCAAACATATATTTGTGGTGTCGATTGTGGCTTAGTCAAGTAATGGACAATCATTGCTGAGCAGATTGCGCTAGTTACATCACCAGCCGACTTACGGCGCACGATTCTCCATCCAGCATCATTAGTCTTAGCCCCTACGCTAAACCATGACTCAGTAAGTTCTTTCTGCCCAGAGTGAGTTAAGCGAACATTGACAAACGCATCTAATATCTCACCACAAGCCTGGTAGAAGGATTGGCCTGAGCAGTCCTCTAACTTCTGCCCTGATTGTTGCAATCTTTGAGCAATAGAAGCTGTGGCGTATTTGTCATACATAATTACACGAGGTTTGAACTTTTGCGCCCATGTGTGGACATCTGCTGCCATCTTTAGATCATCAATCGCCACGTCGCTAGTCCAAAGCTGCATGAGTCCTAGTTCTATCTTTCCTGTGGCTTGGTTTAACTTGCCAGCCATTAAAGCACCAGATCGCTTTGATGGAGATACGTCTATTGCAAATACGATATTGCCACCCGGAGTAATTTGGAGATTTGAGTCAGACGTATCAGTAATCATTTGAGTTGTAAATGGTGATGTCATGCTG